CTTATGGCGGCACTGGCGGTAAGCCGAACGGAGGAAATGGAAGTACACCTGGAAAAGGAGTGTTAAGAGCTGTTGCAGGAGGAAAACCTAATGGTGGCTCAATTAGTAATCCAATACAAGCAAATTCTGGCGGCGATGGCTATATCACACTTACGATACCAATATAAAAAAAGGAGCACACAATGCTAAACACAAACTATGCCAAACTGGTGGGGGAGTATCCCGAATATTTACGCCTGCCGGTTGAGTTGAAGTCGCCGCTTATAATCAACGGTGTGACGCACCCCGCAGGGGCGCACCTCTCCACCAATGACGATGCGGCAATAAAGGAGCTGGGCTATAAGCCCGTGACCCGTTCCCCCATGCCCTCAAAGGAGGGCTTTTATTATACCGAGAGCTGGGAGGACAGCGGCGAAGCGATAGTCCAGAGCTGGACGGAGCATGAGGCGCAGGCCACCACGCAGGACTATATAGACGCGCTTACGGAGCTGGGGGTGAATGTAAATGACGCGCAGTGAACTTATGGCGCTGGTAGCCGTGCGTAAAGCGGAAATCGAGGCACACGAGACCGACCTTGTAGAGGTGCTGACGGCGGCGCGGGCGGGGCTTACCCCCACCCCTACCCAGGGCGCACCGTGGGACGCTGAGACCCGCTATATCGCCGGAGATACCGTGGAGGGTGGGTATGTCGCCCTCAAATACAGCCGCAACAAACCACCTGCTGAAAACCTCGGCACATATTGGGCGGTGCAGACCGTGACCTATCCCGCGTGGGGCGACATCGAGGACGGCACGGTGATTGAGGAAAACACCGTAGTAACCTACAACGGCAAAACGTGGCAATGCACCGAGCAGCACATCAAGTCCACCGTCTACAAGCCCAAGGTGGGCAGCTCCAAATGGAGCGAATATGCGGAATAAGGAGCCGCACGGCTCTTTTTTCATAATCAAAAAACAAAGAAAGGAAAAAAATCAAAATGAAAAAACTCACTTGTATCCTCGCGGTTATGCTCATGCTGTGCCTTTGCACCATAGCCTACGCCGCAGACCCCGTAACTCTGGATATAACCGCGCTGGACTACCAGACCGGCAAGGCGGTATCCAAAACCTATGTTAATAATGAGCTATTTTTACTCAAAGTGGGCTTGGGCATACCTCGTTTTTGCGACCTGACCGACATGGAGCTTATTGTAGAGCTGGACGGCGTAAAGCTGGACACAAACGACCTGAGATTGGAGGCTGGCACATATTACCTGAGCGGCATAGTTACCGACCAGCCCGCCGCCCTCCGTATAACCGTCAAAGACATGGCATACGAAAACGCCACCACGGCAGAAGAACTCTACAACGCCATGCAGAAAAACAGGACTGTAAGCAAAACCTACTATTTTAACGCCGCACAGCCCGCCGAACAGCCCATTGCAAAAAATCCCGTGGTGATACCCAAGACCGGCGATATATCTATTATAGCCTTTGCCGTCCCCCTCTCCCTGATAGGCTTTGGCCTCTTTGTGGCGGGTAAACGCAGATGAGCAGAGTAACAGGCTTCATAGAATACCTCGAAAGTCATGTCGGGGATATGTACGTCTGGGGTGCGCAGGGGCAGCAGGTTGACAGCATGAGCGACCCCTACGCATGGATAGAACGGCGCGAAACCAGCGACACGAATTACAACCGCGCCGTGAAATTCATGGAGAAGGCCGAAAAACGGCCTCTCTACGCATTCGACTGTTCTGGCCTCATCGTACACTACATCAGCGACATAAGGCACTGGATGAAGGGCGACACCAACGCCCAGGGGCTTTACCGTATGTGCGGCGAAAACAGGGGCTACGCCGGGAAAACCGCCATGTGTGCGGGCGACCTCGTATTCAAGTACAGCGAAAGCAGCAAGAAAATGGTTCACGTTGGCGTATATGTCGGCGACGGCTACACCATAGAGGCGAAAGGCCGCGACGATGGCGTATGCAAGCGCAAGCTGTCCGATGGCAACTGGACGCACTGGGGGCGGCTTGCCATGCTCCAGCAGGAGGAAGAAAAGGAGGAGGTAAAGGCGCGGAAGATCATAACCCTGACGAGCCCCATGATGCGGGGAGACGACATCAAAGCCTTGCAAACCGCCCTCAACGCTCTGGGCTATGACGCCGGCGATCCTGACGGCATAGCGGGCAAAAACACCATTGCGGCCATACAGCGGTTTGCACAGGCACACAGCATGGCACCGACAGAGCTGCCGGGCATATTGCAGGCTACCGTATCCGTGGACGGCAAAATCTATGTAGGCACATTAAAAAAATAAGGAGGAGCACCCATGACCAAAGAATGGATATGGGCAATAGTCACAGGCTTGAGCGGCATTTTGCTGGGCTGGCTGGCTCACATAAAGACCGCACGGAAGGACGCGGTTGATGCGGCTACACACGACACCGCCATTGACACCGCGCTTAAATCGGACGTGGACTACATCAAGCGCGGCGTGGACGATATCAAACTCGACATGCGGGCGCAGGCTACAAAAATCGAGGACATAGACCGCCGCGTGGCTCGTGTGGAGGAAAGCGCGAAAAGCGCCCACCACCGGCTGGACAGGCTCGAAGCACACAACAACTAAAGGAGGAAAAAATATGAAACTCTCAAATAAGGTATACGACATTCTCAAGGCAATCGCCCTGATCTGGCTCCCCGCCATAGGCACCCTCTATTTCGCCCTTGCGGGTATATGGAACCTCCCCTATCCCGAAGAGATAGTTGGCACCATCACCGCCATTGACACGTTCCTCGGCGCGGTGCTGGGCATATCCTCGGCAAACTACAACAAACAGTAGCCCCCGGACGGGATTCCCTTTCAATAGCCCCCCCTTAATTGGGGGGCGTACTTTTATAAAGGAGGTATAGGCTTTTGGAGAAGCGGGCCTCTTTGAAATGGATAAAGCATTGCTTAATTCCCGTTCACGCACGGAATGGGAAGCACTCATACACGAATGGATACATAACGAAAAAGACCGCTGGCTGATAACCCGCCGCCTTTTAGACGGGGTACCATACGACGCTTTGACGGGCGAGTACCAGCTTAAATTTGAAATACCCCTTGAATATGACCAGATACGAAGGCGGTGCAAGGCCGCCGAAAAACAACTGAAAACGCACTGTAAATAGCCGATAAATAGCCGATGGGAGCAATCCTATCGGCTATTTTTTTATGCCAAAATTCAGGTAGAAGGGAGCGTGAAACAGTGTATCCATACCAACCTTATTTTAACCAGCAAACCCAATATCAGCGAACCGAAGTAGTCAAAGTGAACGGCGAGGGCGGCGCAAAGGCGTATCAAATGCCCCCTAATAGCTCCGTTCTTCTGTTGGACGAAACGGCCCCCATAGTGTGGCTTAAAACAACGGACGGGGCGGGGTTCCCCTCTCTCTCGCCTTACAGCATAACCCCGTATAAACCCGCTCCGCCTGTCGATGTGAACGGCCTTGAACAGAGAATAGCCAGATTGGAGGAAATGATAAATGCCAAACCCGATACTACAAATGCTAAGCGGAGGAAATCCGAGGAAACTCAACCCACAAATGATAGCGCAGGCTAAACAGATGATGTCCGTTCCCGGACAAATACAGAAGATAAAGCAGATGATAGGCAACGGCGACCCTAAACAGATGTTTTATGCGGCCTGCAAACAATACGGGATAGACCCCGAGGATATTCTTTCTGAATTAAGATAGACCATTACCCGAAGCGCGCGCGGGATTGGAATATAAATCGAAAGGAACTTTAGAACTATGGATAATATGCCCTCTCTCGCGGATATAGCCGCGGTAACTGATGGCAAGACTGACGGCTTCAACGGAGGCTTCTGGATATTCGCCCTTATCATACTTTTTGCTATGATGGGCGGCGGCTTTGGCGGCTGGAACCGCCAGGGCGAATTTGGACAGTATGCCACTGCTGCGTCTCAGCAGGAGATTCTCTTTGGTCAGCACTTCGGCCAGATCAATGACCGCTTGACTAACATCGGCAACGGTATATGTGATTCCACCTTCGCGCTGAACAACGCTATCACCACCGAAGGCCGGAACCTGTCCAGCCAGCTCGCAAACTGCTGCTGTGAACAGAGGCTCGGTATAGCCAACCTCTCAGCGCAGATGAACCAGAACACCTGCGACATAACCACCGCTATCCACGCCGAGGCCGAGGCCACCCGCTCCCTGATACAGGCGAACGAAATGCAGGCTCTCAGGGACAAAGTGTCCAGCCTTGAGATGGATAACCGCATGTACGGAGTAGTCCGCTATCCCAACGGTTACACCTACAACGCGGGGAACTCTCCCTTCTGTGGTAATAATTGCGGCTGCTGCTGCTAATTCCGGCTATGCCGTGATATATCGGGGCGGCGTATGCTGCCCCTTGATTTTTGAAAGGAGCATAAAAAATGGCTTGTAAAAATGTATGCAAACTCTGCCCCAACCTTATAATCTCCCAGGCAGTTACCTTCACGGCGGGAACCGGGCTGATAATCAACCTCCCGGCAGGCAACTATAACGACAACCAGAAATACTGCATCGTGGTAGCTCAGTCTATCCCGGCGGCTACCACTATAACCGCGCCCGTGTTTGTCACCATAGGCGCCGGCACGGAACAGTACCCGCTGATAGATAGCTGCTGCGCCCAGGTCACAGCCTGCGCCATACGCACCCGCACCAGGTATGCTACCATCGTCAAGACCAACGCTACGGGCGGCAGTTTTAAAATGCTTGGCAAAACTGCTTGCACTCAGGGGCTTGCCAGCATTGACGGAGGCGCAGAGTAATGAGCTTTAAGGAGATCATACGCCTGATATCCGAAAGGCACACCGATATGACAGAGGTGACCGATGCACTCTCTGATATGATGCACACGGTAAAGGACCGTCTGCCGGAGGTGTACAAAGAAACAATGTATTGCCTCGAAGAGATAGCATATCGGATAACTCCCGAAGAGGCGCGGCAGATAGTCAAGGGTATGCGCCCATACGGTCAAAAATGGGACTATGATACCATCAAGGCGTTTCTGGCGACGAAAGGCATAACGGCGGTATGCAAATACTATCTGTGCATGAATATGTACTACAACGACAGCCACGATACCGCCGAAATGGTAGGCAAGGGTGAAGATGCGGAGTTTTATTTCAGCCTTGCGAAAGACTTCATCAACGATATTGACGGCAAGGATTTCAAGGTTGAAAAATATTTCCTTGGGTAGCTGGCAACTTTCTGGCAACCTTTTTTAGAAACCTTATTAAAGGCTGATTTTGAAAAAGGTAGATAAACAGGCACTTTTTACGGAAGAAAAAACCGTTAAAAACCAATAAAAAATAGGTAGCCGCCGGATACCAAACATCAAAAACGCTCGTGTTACACGGGCGTTTTTCTCAGGTATTTAGGGCTTTTTTGATTGCTTGTGCTCATTTTGTGGTTTCGCTCTGGCAACTTTCTGGCAACCTTTTTTTGAAAGCGTCCATAACCGCGCCAGCACTCGCGTCCTCTTTTTCCTTTGAAAGGTGTGAATAAATTTCAAGCGTCACCTTTACGTTGGCATGGCCGAGGAATTTCTGCGCGGAAAGCACGTCAACGCCGGCATTATAGAGTATGGAGGCGTAATTGTGCCGGAAGTAGTGCGGCGTGAGGATAGAGGCACCGTCCTCTCTCGTTTCTATGTCGGGCCCCAACTCTGCCATGCGCTCCATCAGCGAACGCCAAAGCCTATTTGAAGAGGAATTGCGGTAGTATGTTCCATCGGGGGCGGGGAATACAAACGCCTGCGGGAATCCCCGCACGAGCATTTCTGCCAGCTCGTCCGGCAGGGGTATATCCCGTATGCTCTCCTTCGTCTTGGGCGGGGTTATCATGCCCTTCCTTAAATTGACCTGCTGCCGGACGTGTATGACCTTCTTCCTGAAATCTACACATTCCCATTGCAGGCCGAGGGCTTCGCCGAGCCTCATTCCGGTATAGTATAGTAATGCCACCAGCAGGCCGTTTTCCTCCTGCATCAACTTCTTTGCCGCCGCTTCCTCCGCTTCCGTCAGTGCCCGGCGGCTTGACTTTTCTTTCGTGGGCTTGACCAGCCCCACGGTCACGTCCCGTTGGATTATCCCCTCGGAGTATGCCCGCTTAAAGACGGATTCTAACACATGGTGTACATTTTCGATTATGGTTACGCACATATCGCCCTTGGAGTTAAGCAGCTCCTGCAAATCCATAGTGGATATTGCGGTGAGCCGCTTGTCCCCCAGAACAGGCAGTATGTGCTTGTTGAGTGCCGTCTTATATCCGCTCTGTGCCGATTCCTTTATATTCGGCTTTTTGTAGACATTATACCACTGTATGGCGTATGGGCCGAAAAGCGCGTCCTTCTGTGCGGTGCGCCCGGTGATGAACTCCTGCCTGACCGCCTCCTTCGCGGCCTCAAGCTCCTTCTTTGTGCGCCCGGAAACGTACTTTACTATGCTCTTGCCGTCAGCCCGCCCAACTGTGACTTTTGCCCGGTATCTGCCGTCACTTTGCTTTGCCATTGCCAAAACCTCCCTTTTGTGTTAAAATCGGAGGCGGAGAAGCATCCGCCTTATCCCCTGTTGCCGCCCTCTAATTCGGCACGGGGGATTCTTTATTTTATTATCCACCCTCTATCGAGGTGCATCATATCATATACCAGCATTCCTATGACCGCCGCCATAACAATAAAAGTAAATACTGCTATTATCATTATCGTGCGTTCCAGCTTCTTTATCTTCCGTTCCCTGTACTCTAACCCTCTTTCGTATAACTGCGTCAGCGATTCCGGCTCACACACCCTATCCTCGTCCAGATCGTTCAGGCTCCCGCCCATGGCCTTTACCAGTTTGTAGACCGTATCAAACCCCGGATTTTCCGTTAAGCCCTGAAGCACGCGGTTTACCGTGGCAACGGGCACACTACTTTTGTCCGCTATCTGCTGCGCCGTCATATTACTTGCGTCCTTCATGGCGCGTAAATGTTCATATAACAACAAATAGTATCACCTTCTTCATTTATGTGTGGCGAAAAAACAAGAATGTTAGCGAAACGCTTCTTTATGAGTATTGATTAGAGCGGTATAAATGCTATGCTTTATTCAGGACGGTTCCCCGATGCTTCTCCACCGTCTTAGGCGGGGGTGAGAAATCGCCCCTGCCGATTAAATTTGAGGCACGATTTGTGCAACATCGGCGAGCGCAGTCCCGTTTATGGTACTCTCATACAAATTCCCCCTTTCTTTTTGAATCTAACGTGTTATTATCAAAACAGAACAAGTGTTTGGAGGTAGGATAATGGAAATCACCCGTGATACATTAAAAAGAATGTCAACAGAGCAATTACGCCTTATCGCTGACTTTGTAAAAGCAGCTTTAGATAGTCAAGGAGCTTTGCCCGATTGTCGTTGTTTAACTGAGACACCCCAGACAGAATGTAGCTAATCAACGCATCTTTCTCGGTATGATCTTCAACAAGATCGGCTTTTGTGATGCCGAAATACCGTGCCATTAACTCTATCTTGTCGATGCGGGGATAAGTTCTCGCATTTATCCAATCAGAGAATGTCGTATACTTTACCCCTAACGCTGAACACAATTCAATGCGAGTTACATTATTTAACTCCATATAGTGCCTTATATTGCGCGCCATCACTTCCTTATTTCCGAGAGAATTTTCCATGGTATTAACCTCCTTGCTCATAGTATACGACTAAACCATAAAAAAATCAACACAAACCGTAAAAACGAGTTGACATTACGGTTTAACCGTAGTATGATAGAGACACAAGGAGGTGACACGGTTGACTATTACATTAAAGGCCGCGAGGGTAAACAAGAACCTATCTCAAAAGGAAGCGGCAGAACTTATAGGCATTTCAGTAGCAACGATAGCAAATTATGAAATGGGAAAACGGTTTCCCGATATTCCTATAATTAAAAAAATCGAGGAAGTATATGGGATAAATTACAATGAGATAAATTTTTTGCTTGAAAATAACGGTTAAACCGTAATGGTGAGGTAAAACGATGAACAACCACGTTGAAATCAAAACAAACGACACAAGCGGAGAAATAACCATCAACGGCATATCGGTAAGCGATATTGTACGAAAGTACACCATCACCCACGAAGCAGGGAAGCCCCCCGTAATCGAGGTAGAGCTTGTAGGGGACGTGACCGTCAGCGGCGGCTTTATTACCCCTCTCCCCGAACCGTGGAAAAGTATTTATCACAATCTGTCGAAAGGGCAGGTCGTGGCAAAGGTATAAGGGGAAAACGATGTCATTTAAAAAAGGCTTCAATCCACTCGATGATAATAATGGAATGATCGGCAAGCAAGCCAAGGACGAAGATTATGAACGGTATAAGCGCGCCGAGTACGCCAAGCTGGCGGTGAAAAGCCTTTTCGCGTTTATCCTGGGCTTCCTTATCTCTTACATCATCAAAAGACTTTAGAGCGTTGGAGCCGTGAAAGTTCAGCCTATACGAAGGTTCGGGACGGGCAATAAGCCCACGGGCAATAATCGGGTCAATGCCGTCGTAACGGCAATCGAGAAAACCATTCCTATATAGGTATTCGGCGGCGGCTGGGTCAGCCCCTACTTCTCCGGCAGTCTTAAAGGAATCGGCGGGAAAGAGCCTTAGGGCATCGTAAAGGGAATCGGGAAGCATAGAAACACCACCTTATGGAGGGAAAGATGAAAGACAAATGGGTAATTATCCTCTATATCTTAGGGAGCGCAGTAGGAATACTGCTTACACGGCTGATATTAGGGTAGGGAGACGGCATGAAGTACTACTACCAAGGAATGATATTCGGCGTGATAGTCGTAAGCGTTATTCTGTATCTGCTATTTGGGCAGCCGTATTAAACCGAGCAGCCACGGGATAGAAGCAATTATAGCGCCGGAAACAAACCCGATTGCCCGCTCCTTCCACCGCTGCACCCTCTCAAGCCGCTGTAATTCCCTGTAATTGCGCCCTTGATAGGTAAGAGCAAAGACCGCTATCCTGCCGCCCATAATGGGCTTTACGGAGGCATACAGGGGCGGGAGCGCAAGGCAGGCAAGATAAACCTCATCGGGCTTGTAGGGAAGCTGGGATAACAGGGTATCCCAATCGAAACGGGGCAAAGCGATTACGGCATCAAGAATATCGCATTGCAGTTTTGTAAGCATAGAAACACCACCTTTAACGAGATTATACCATAGCCTCTTGGCGGGTGAAAACCCGACATGACCTCCATTTCAGAATAGGGCGAGGCGGCAGGTGCGGCAAGCGGGCATAGGCCGCAAACCGCCGCCCACCCGCCAAGGGGCTATGAGGGAAAACAACAAGGAGAGAAGTAATGGAAAATAGTACCTACGTTCTGATAATCTGCGTTATCAACACTATCACGGTGATATTCTGCGTTTTGAACTACTTGAAGTAGGAGAGGAAGAAAGGGATAGCAAATGTGGGATAGATTTTTAGACTGGCTGGTTCAGAGGACGCAGGAAGAGAAACAGAAGAAATACCTGCTGGGGGAGGGATAGCATGAAAGTTTTGGTAGCCTGTGAAGAATCGCAAGAAGTGTGCAAGGCATTCCGCGCATTAGGCCATGAGGCTTACAGCTGTGATATTCTTGAGTGTTCCGGCGGTCATCCTGAGTGGCACATTCAGCAAGATGTGCTCCCTTTGCTCAACGGCTACTGCTTTTTTAAGACCTGTGACGGCTCCGCACATTATGTGCTGGGGCGGTGGGACATGCTCATTGCTTTCCCGCCCTGCACCTATCTGACCAATGCCAGCGCCGTCCGCATGAGAGTAAATGGTGAGATCGTGGCGGAGCGATACGCCAAAGCAATGGAGGCCAAGGCTTTCTTTATGAGCTTTCTGAGCGCCGACTGTGCAAAGATCGCCGTGGAAAACCCCACTCCTTTGAAAATCGTGGAGCTACCGCCCTACACCCAAGCAATACAGCCGTGGCAGTTTGGGCACCCGTACACAAAGCGGACATGCCTGTGGCTCAAAGAGCTGCCCCTGCTGGTCCCCACCGAAATCATCACGGAGGGTGTCACCCCATGGGTAAATGGCGGATGCAAAGACGCACATGGGAACTACCAGCGCTTTCAAGGCCGCAGAGAACGGGACCCCATCAACAGGGCCAAAACTTTCCCCGGCATAGCCGCCGCAATGGCGGAACAATGGGGAGACCAGAAAAAATTAGGAGATAAGCCATGAACGATTTTGATAAACTCCTGCGGGATATGATAACCGCCGCCGTGGACGAACGTATAAACAGTGTCGAGGCGCTGGAGGAGCGCATGGTGAAGATGCACGGCGAGTATGTACCACCCATTCAGGCGGCGAAGCTGCTGAACGTGAATCCTAAGACGGTTTACGCCATGCTCAAGGATGGGCGGCTCCAGGGCACGCACGAGGGATCACCGCTGGTTCTGGTGCGGAGCATGGCAGCAATGGTAGAGGACGAGAAAAGCCTTGAACTGCAAGCCAGGCGGAAGCACAAATACGATAACTGCGCCGGGTACTATGTGAGGTGAGCCGTGGTAAGCAGGGAAAAGTTTGTCGCCGATATAACGGCACGGCAGGAGAAAAGGAAGCGGGAAGAACGCCGGAAGCAGGAAAGAACGCGGTTTGATGTGAACGGGTATTTTCACGAAAGCGTGACGCGGACAATAAGAAAAAAACTTAACGGGAAGTAAGGAGGCAAATATGTGGGGAGCATTTTTTAGCTGGGGGATACCGATGTTTTTCATCGGGTGCATGGCGGGATACGCCTTCGCACCCCGCAAAAGGAGATAGATATGGAAGCGTGCATAACCGGACAAACCCTGTGCTGGCGTTGCCGGAGGGCGACCAACGCGCCGGGCATGGGCTGCAGCTGGTCTCGCCACGCCGATCCCGAACCTGTTGAGGGCTGGGAGGCAAGGGAAACAACACTGAAGAGCAGCGACTATTACCACGGCAAAAACTACACGACAATTATACAGTCCTACGTCATCCGCGCCTGCCCGCTGTTTTTGCCGGACGGGAAAAGCGAGCCGCCGCGTATACAAAAGAAGTGGATCGTCGAAGTGGACGGCGAGTGGCTGACAACGCATGAGACAAGGGAGCGGCTGGGCATCGACAGGCACGAAATATACAAACTGATCGAGCGCGGCAAGCTTAACGCCAGACAAGTGGAGTGAATGAGCTAAAAACATATCAAAAGAACTGATTATCCCAAGGAGGAAAGCGAAATGACAAAAGATGAAATAATCGTCATGCTTGCGGAACAGCTTGCCGAAGTGCGGCATGACCGCGACCTGTGGAAAGCTCTTTATCGGAACGAGATAGACAAGAGGCTGGAAAAGGAAGGTGAGTAATGGAGCAGTACCTTTTAGCTAAAGCCCACAAACCGTTTGAGGACACCTACTATGACCGATATGACCCTAATCTTTTAAAACAGGAGGCGAGATAATGTCACTTTACGACATAGCGAAGAATCTCAATGACTTCATGGACGCGGTTGACCGTGGAGAGATACCCGAAGAAGCCGTGTATGACACCCTCGAAAGCCTTGATATGCAGCTCGACGACAAAATTGACAACGTAGCCTGCATGATAAAGAACCTTGCCGCAGATGCAAAAAGCATCAAGGAGGAAGCTGACAACCTCACTGCCAGAGCCAAGGCTAAGGCCAATAAGGCCGAGTGGCTTAAGGGATACCTTGCAATGCAGATGCAGCTATCCAATAAGGAAAAGTTTGAAAGCAAGCGTAACAAGCTGACATTCAGAAAGTCAGAAAGCGTCGAGGTAAACGAGGAAGCCTTTATAAAGTGGGCGGCGCAGGGGCATGACGAGCTTCTGACCTATAAGCCCCCCGTGCCTAACAAAACGGCGATAAAGGAGCTTCTGAAATCCGGCGGGACGGCAGAGGGCGCGGAAATCGTTGTAAAGCAGAATTTGCAGATAAAGTGAGGGGAGCATGTTTAACGAAAAGACTGTAGAACATACAAAAGATGGAGATAAGCCGGTATGGCAATCCCCCAAGTATATTGCCGCAAAGGAAAAGGCCATAGAAGCTATCAATAGCGGCAAATATGGCCTTGCGGAGGCTGATTTCTGGATACTGATGAATCTCACCGCGAAGAAGGACAAGATGGCGTACAGCGGCCTAATAATCAGCCACAACGGGTGTTTAAAGATCAATGACTGTCTTGAAAGCAAGTTCACTCCTTCTTGTGTGTTTTTTGACAAGGACGGATATAAAAACTCACTGGTATACAGTTATTGCAATGATGAACAGGGTATTTACGAAGTGGGCGAGGTAAGCGACAAAAACTGTAGCAACGCTTATCCATACGCCATGGCTTATAAGAGGTTGTTTGACCGCGTTGTGTTGAAGCTCTCAAAGTTCGCTTACTCTGGGATAATGTCCGATAGCGAGAGCGAAGAGTTTGTTCAGCCGGAAACGGAAACCAATGCAACGTCTCCATCCCGCTCGAAATTTAAACCCAACGTTTACGACACGTTTTCCGCCGATCCTGACGTAAAGGCCATGCAGGAGGAAGTTATAGCCCTGTGCAAGGGGAGCGTGGATTTAGCCAATAAAGCGGCAAAAAAGAACTACGGTGTGGACGTGTGGAATATGACGCGGGAGCAGTTAAACACCACGCTCGACAAGCTGAACGCAAAGGGGGCTTAAATGGAGCTGTGGGACGAAATAATGACAGAGCAAGCCCTACTTGACAGGGCGGTGCAGGAGCTTAAGCCGCGAGGACGGAAAAAGGCCGAAACGGAGCGCGAGTACAGAATGGCGCTATCTAAAAGACTTACCGTCCTCCGCGCCGAGGGGCAGCCAGTAACACACCTTTTGGACATTGCCAAGGGCGAAGAAGAGATAGCCAAGCTGAGAATGGAACGGGACATAGCTGAGAGCTTATATGATTCGGCGGTGGAAGCGATAAACGCGCAGAAGCTAAAGATAAGGATACTCGAAGGGCAGCTATCCAGAGAATGGGGGAACACAAAATGAAAAGCAAGCGAACCAGGGCGTGTGAGATACCCCCGAAGGTCAAAGCGCAGGTATGGGAGAGAGACCATCAGTTATGCGTCCTCTGTGGGCGCACAGGTAGCCCTGTGGCGCATTTTATCCCGCGAAGCCATAACGGTAAGGGGATAGAACAAAACATCGTTACACTGTGTCCTGAGTGCCATAGGGACTATGATAATTCGGAGAGGAGGCCGGAGCTTAGAAAAAAGCTGAGAGCGTACCTCATGGCAAAGTATCCCGATTGGAACGAAGAAAAACTAACGTATAGGAAGTGGAAAAATGAATAAAGCAATTTTGACCGGAAACCTGACGAAAGACCCAGAACTAAGGACGACCACAAGCGGAACAAGCGTATGCACCTTTACGGTAGCGGTACAGCGCAGATACAAAGGCACTGACGGTAAACCTCCTGTTGACTACCTCAATATAGTAGTGTGGCGGCAGTTGGGCGAGCTGTGCGGGAAGTACCTTTCAAAGGGCCGCAAAGTCCTCATAGAAGGTGAGATACAGAACAGGAGCTATGAGGATAAGGATGGGAACAAGCGGTACATAACCGAAATCACAGCGGAAAACGTTGAATTTCTCACGCCGAGAGAAAAAACGGACACTCCGGCAGGGTTTACCGAAATAGACGACGAGCCTTTACCCTTTTAGTCATGGAGTACGTAACAGAAAGCCGCCTTGCCACGATAGGCGAGGGTGAGGGCTGGTCGATAGAACTCTACCTTATGGCATATCCGGACACCTACAAGCCCTTTTATGTGTTAGGGCTATGGGACAAACGGGAGAATCGGATTAAAAAATCAATTTCTTTCGCGCCGGATGACATGAGAAGGTTAAGGGACGTACTGAACGAATACATACGAGGTTAATGATGCAATACATCAGTCAGATAAACGCCTATTGGAATTGGGTAAAACTAAACGCCCTACCTTCCAGAGCCGGATATTTGTACTTTGCAATTTTAGATTGTGCAAATACGGCAGGCTGGAAGCGGGAGTTTAACGCGCCTAATTCAACGCTTCAAGCGATGGCGGGACTTGATAAGAACGGTTTAACGAGGTATCGCAATATACTGATACAGCAGGGCTTGATTAAATACAAAGCAGGAGACAGGGGGGCTACCGGGAAGTATGAAATCGTCCAGCTATATGACAATGGTATTGATTTAGGTATCAAAAAAAGGAATCAAATTGATACCCAAGTTGATACCCAAACCGAACCTAAGTTGATACCCAAACCGAACCCAAATAGGGTACATACAATAGATAAAGATAAAGATAAAGACAAAGATAATATATCCCCCTCTATAATCCCCCCCAAGGGGATACCACCCACACTTGAAGCCGTGAGGGAATACTGCAAGGAACGCAGGAACAGCGTTGATCCGGAGAAGTTTTATGACTTCTACGCCTCTAAAGGTTGGATGGTGGGGAAAAACAAGATGAAGGACTGGAAAGCTGCTGTCAGGACATGGGAGCGCAGCAGAAACGAGATACCCCGCGTCTCGACATGGGATAATCCGGTCTACGAGAAACTGTGCTTGCCGAAAAAGCTGTTTTAGGTTCTGCGCTTCTCGGTCGTGAGGCTTTAGAGAGAATATGCGGGGAATTGAGACCTGACGATTTTGAGAGGCCGGAACACCAAGAGATATTTTCCGCTATCTTTGCCCTTTTCAACGCAAACGAGCCGGTAGACCCCGTAACGGTAGCTGACAAACTGGGCGGCAGGGCCGGAGGGATACAGTACATCACCGAGTTAGTCACTGGCACTGTATCAGCAGCAAATGTCGATTATCACATCAAGGTGGTGCTGGAGGAATCCAGGAAGCGACACGCCATTTCGGGACTGCGGGAAGTGGTCAAGGACATGAAATCGGGAAAGGACGAGGGATACCTTGACCGTATGCAGGGCGTTATAGACGCTGTACGGGCGCGTGGAGGGCGTAAAGTAAGCAGGGTAGGGAAAGACTTTGACACGGCCCTATATGGGCTTATAAACGGCGCTGAGGGGCTTACAACGGGGTTTCAGGTTCTCGACCAGACGTTAGGCGGGTTGAAAAGAGGGCATTTAACCATCATCGGAGCCAGACCGTCAATAGGCAAGACCTCGCTTGCAATGAATATAGCCGTGAATATGGCGTTGTTCGACAGGACGGTAGCGGTGTTTTCGCTGGAAATGCCGAGGGAGGACGTGCTTCAAAGGGCAATCATCAGCTATGCGAAGTGCAGCCGTGATGAAATGTTCAGCGGCGGTCAGGAAGCGGTTGACAGGATACAGAACGCCGTAAGCAAACTGAGCGCGACAAGGTTGTATCTGTCGGATAACGCCTATACCGTGGAGGCAATAAGGTCACAATGCTACGCGATAAAGCAACAGGAACGGGAATTAGACCTGATTGCGATTGACTATTTAGGGCTAATACAATCCAGCCTGAGGAACCGCACGCGGGAAAACGAGGTATCCGACATAAGCCGAAAAATAAAGCTTCTGGCGAAGGAGCTGAATGTCCCTGTCGTTCTTCTGTGCCAGCTCAACAGGGCGATAGAAGGCCGGAACGATGGAAGGCCGAGACTATCGGACTTGCGGGAATCGGGAGCCATAGAGCAGGACGCGGACGAGGTATTATTCCTTCACCGACCCGACCCGCAAAGCGAGGACGCGAGCATCATCGTGGCGAAGAACCGAAACGGGCGAACCGGGGAACTAAGCGTGAAATGGTACGGAAAGTATTTTCTGTACGAGGATGAAATTGTGGAATGGGAGGAACTATGACAGAAGAACTCGCAAAGTGGATAACGCAAACCATATTCCAGAGCGTGATGGACAACATGAAGGACGGAAAGGCCGTTGTAAGTGTTAATGGCGTTACCGTGTTGACCTTCACCGAGAACGGTAACGGCTGGGATATACACTGGGATGAGTAAGGCGCAGAGAGAAAAAGGCAAAGCCGGAGAACGGGAGCTTGCCGCCCTGTTCCGTGAATACGGGTTCAATGCCCGGCGCACTTCCCAATACTGCGGACAAACGGGGGACGCATCGGACGTGATAGGTTTACCGGGGATTCACGTTGAGTGCAAACGCTGCGAGACGACAAAAATCCATGAATGGATGGCGCAGGCGAAGCGCGACGCAAAGCCGGAGCTTATACCGGCGGTGTTTCACCGAAGGAGCCGCGAAAAATGGTTAGTAACTATGCAAGCGGAGGATTTTTTGAGGTTGTATGAAGCAAACGCTATGTTGGACGTGCCGGAGAGCGACAAATAAACCCGGTTTAGGGTGCAGTTGGAGCCGCCAAGATGGGATGCCCGTTAAAGGCTGGAACGCAAGACCGACAACGATAAACTGTCGCGATAACAGCGGCTGGGATGGTGGAAGCTACCACGTCAGAGAATGCCCGTTATACCTGGCGGATGGAAAAAAGGACGAGACAGGTTGTAGGGTTTATGTACAGCAAGGCGAAGAAAAGTTGACGGTAAGGGAAATGGCTGAGAAGGCCGGAATATCAGAGTTTACGGTACGAAAAAGAATCAAGAGGGGGATTTATGAAACTGCAAGCGTATGAGTTTTACGAAATCCACGATGGAAAAGAAAATTATCGAAAGACCTTTACCACTCTCAAAGCGGCGAAGAAATACTACACCCGAATGACGATGCAGGGCGCACTTTTAAGGGCAAAGGTTGACGGTAAGCAGTTACTTATTCACGAAGCGGACGAATTATTCAGGAGCAACGATGAAGTACAGCGAAATAGTAGACCATTACGGTGCAAAGCATCAAGCCATTAAAGCCGTTGAGGAGCTGAACGAGCTTGCCGTTGAACTTAGTAAGTGGGTGAACGGCCAAGGCAGCAGGAAGAAAATCCTCGAAGAGTGCGCGGACGTGGAAATTATGCTGTGGCAGATGCAGACAATATTCGGGGATTGGGACGACTGGAAAGCCTATAAATTAGGCAGAGTAGAGGGACGGATATGGAAAGAACAAGGATAAACGCAGAAGGAAAAGAATTATTTGCTTCTCTGTACGCCGTTGAAAATATCTTAAAGGTGTACGAAGAAAAGTATCACCGGCTGGTAGACCGTATCCCCAACGGCTGGCGAAATTTCCGATTGGCGCAGAGCAATATTGAAAAAATCAATACTGCGCTGATAGACACGATACCTGTTGAGCAGCTTATTACCCTAAAAAAACAACTGGAACTGACCGACATACAGATAGGCATTAAAAGCCCTGCTGGACGGAGTAAAAATTATTGGGTGATGAGCTATGACGATTTAGCCGACCTCGCCGACGCCGCCACCAAAACCGAGTGCTTTACCTGTGACGGCGCGAAACATAATTGCCGACTGCGGCAGATATTAAAGGATTTACCCATACAGGGAGTAAGCAACCTTGTTGTGGGGTGCTGGAGAGACGAATGACATGTCCGGAAGCGGAGGGGGAAATGAGCAGTGAAAATACCTGAGAGCGTACGCATTGGTGGCGTGGAATATGCTATTTCTTACGTAGAAAATCTACGGAATGGAAACCAACTTGCATATGGATACATTGATTATGACAACTGCAAGATTGAGCTATCGGCCACAGACGGAATCGGACATCAAAAACGATGTCAAACTCTATTACATGAGATTCTACATGGTGTCCAACAGCACGCAGGGTTGGAGATTGAGAATGAAGAAGCGGTTATAGAAATGTTTGCAAAGGGTATTTATCAGGTGTTACAGGATAACGGCGGCAGATTGTTTGATTTAATGGAAACAGACAAGAAAGGAAAGAGCAATGAAAAAGTACACGCAAGCGGATTTTGACAACTTTGAAGTAGATGAGTATGGCCACAAGATACGATTTGGCTGAATACTACGTTTACAAAGATGAGGAAGAAGACTGCGAAGTATACGAATAATACAACTTTAAGAGCTGTGACAACATGGAGCAGGAGAACATATGACAATTATTGAATGGTTGCGCGATAAAAATTCTACTGAAAACAAAGACAATATTTTAGCCCCATGCATGGACGCACAAACTGCCGTGAATTTCTTGATTGATTACCTTATCGGGGATGATTGGTATGTGGCATATCCTGCTTGTACGGAGCAAGTAAATACAGAAGCGGTTATGTTCATTCTTCAAAAGTTTAGTAGGAAGTACAAAAAGGAGCTAAAAGCATGGAACAGGAGGGTTGACAATGGCTAAAGAGTACATAGAACGAGAAGCGGCTAAGGCGCGCCTTAGAATGTGGATCACAGATTGCGTATTAGCCGGGGACAATGATGAGGCAGACTGTTTCAGGGACTGTATAGACCTCCTTGACAGTATTCCTGCCGCCGATGTTACCCCGGTGCGGCGCGGACGATGGATCGAAGAGGATGGCATACAGATTTGCTCAGAATGCGGCGAAGAACATGAATGGGAAGATTACAGAGCGCCGTACTGCGATACCTGCGGAGCAAGGATGAACAAGGAGGACGGAGAATGAGTAAATATGTAAACGTTGATGCTTTTGTAGAAGCACTTTGTAAGACGCTATCCACATTGAGAAAACAAAAAGACAATACGCCCGAATCAATAGCGTTTCTCAAAGGAGCGCAAGTAGTGGCAAAAGAGTTAATGAAATTTCCTGCCGCCGACGTGGTAGTACGATGTAAAAACTGCGTACATTATCATCCTTGCCAAGTGGAGCTGGCTGATGGTAGTGCGCCGGATTGGGGCATCTGCGACCAGCCGTGGTTTAACGATGATAAAAACGACGTTGATGAGATGTTTTACTGCGCTCAGGGCGAACGGAGGGAGGACGGAATCAGCAAAAGGGGCAATGACAATGAGTAAATCCTCATATAAACGTATATCTGGCAAGCCTCACGATGTTCAGTGGCGACTATATGAAAAAAATTGGATATGTGTTTCAAAGAAATGGGTTAAGTGGGCAAAACGATATATGAATCGGGCATTTAGAAGAAACTATGCAGAAGAGAGAGGTAATGAGGAATGACACGTGAAGAAGCTGCAAGGGCATTGGAAGAAGTATGACAAAAGAATATATAACTAAAAACAGAGCAAAGCAGTTTGTATGTGGGCATTGCAACGAGGTATGCAGTGAAGAACCGTGCGAACCGAGCGATTGTGATTGGATGGCATTTATCGACAAAGAACCCGCCGCCGATGTAGTGGAAGTGGTGCGGTGCAAGGACTGCAAATGGTACTCAGAGTTAGCATGTGGCGAAAGAGAATTATTGGGTAGTCAAGGTTGGTGTAATGAAGTTATGGCGCGGCCTATGCCAAGCAATGGATTTTGCAGCTTTGGAGAAAGGGAAAACAATGGCTAAAGAGTACATAGAGCGAGAAAAGGCGCTGGAAAAGGTTATTGAAGTAAAGCACCACGACCCTGAATTGAGCGGAGTTGTATTGCACAGGTACATCAAGGAAATCGACTTGAAGGATATCCCCGCCGCCGATGTTGCTCCGGCTGTGGAACTTGAAGATTTGAGGGCTAAGTATCAGTCGCTCGTTGCTGAAAAAGACAAGAACAGTGGAGACACGGCCGAAACGTATACAACCGGGTATCGCTATGGTCACAGAAACGGGCAGATTGAATTGCTCCAACAGATTTTGGGCATTTTCGATGGTGCAAGCGAGCCGGAGGAAACAAATGAGTAAAGAGTACATAGAGCGTAAGGCATTGCTTGCCAGATACGATGCGGAGCATGTTGGCCCACCAGGCAGAGCAAGAGAATTGATGGCAACTGCTCCTGCCGCCGATGTTGCCCCGGTGGTGCATGGGCGGTGGATTTGTATAAGCAAAGGATATGGAGAATACGAGTGTTCTGTATGTCATGGTGTGGATTCAAATTGTAGTGATTATTACGGAATTCATGTCGTTACAGAACAGGAATTCTGCCCCAACTGCGGAGCAAAGATGGATAAGGAGGAATAACAATGTTCAAGTACATCATCATAGGAGTAGTTATTGGTGAATCATTGTCTTTGTTGTTGGTGCTTATATGCGAACTGGTGTACGTATCACGGTTTAAGGGGAAAAAGTGCCGCCAGAACCGCCAAAGGAGGTATGAAGATGAAGACGATTTATATACCTAAAGGAAAAGCAAAAGAGTACGGCGATTATGCTATCAACATTTATACGGGATGTCCTCACAGATGTTATTACTGCTTTGCCCCGTCAGTGCTAAGGAAAGATCGGGAACAGTTTCACACTAACATAAAGCCTCGTGATGGGATTGTGGAGGCAACTATTAAACAGTTAGAGCGGGAAGGAATCGCGGGCAAATTGATACACCTGTGTTTCATCTGTGACCCATACCCCACAGGACATGATACCACGGCAACACGGCAGATTATAAAGGCTATCAAGGCAAGTGGGAACCATGTTCAGATACTTACAAAGGGCGATGGGAGCCGTGACTTTGATTTGCTGGATGAAAACGATTGGTACGGTATTACCTATGATGGTATGCATGGCGGTGTATATATGCCAAGCGACAGGCTTATAGATGTGAAAAAAGCGCATGACCGGGGAATAAAAACATGGTGTTCTTTTGAGCCTGTAACGGACGCAGATCGGGTTTTGGAATGTATCGAGAACTGTTATGACATATTTGACAAGGTTAAAATTGGGAAATTGAATTACTATTCGTCAAATATTAACTGGAAACAGTTCGGGGAAGAAGCCGAACAACTATGCAAGCAACTTGGCATTGATTACTACATAAAAGAGAGCTTACGGGCAGAAATGGTCAAACCACCAAAGGAGGAAGAACAACAAACAAATGAATCGCCAACGTTTCAACTCTAAAACGCGAGAACGGGTTTATGCAAAATGTAACGGTCATTGTGCATACTGTGGAGCAGAAATACCCATATCCAAGATGCAGATAGACCACCTGATACCCTTTGAATTTGCCGAAGCTTACGCCGCCCAAGACATAGACCTCAACGCCATTGAGAACCTGATGCCCTCCTGCCGAAGCTGCAATAATTACAAGAGCAGTCTCACATTGGAAAAATTCAGGCAGGCGATAGAACGATGGCCTGAAGTATTGCAGCGCGACAACGTAACGTATCGCAATGCCGTCCGTTTCGGTATGATAGAGCCCAAGCCGCATAAAGTCATGTTTTATTTTGAGTTATTGAAGGAGGAAAAATGAAACGAGTAATAGCAATAACAATATTAACCCTGCTGACCCTCGCCCTGTGCGGGTGCGGAAAGGCTGAGGCTGGCAATCGTAGACTGTGGATACTGGATGTGGGTGCGACGTATGGAATATATGTCGATAACCTCACGGGGATACAATACCTGAGCACAAACCAAGGCGGCGTTTGCGTAATGGTAGACGCAGAGGGAAAACCGCTGATATGGGAGGGTGCGGAATGAGCTATGAATTACTGCGGCCTGATATATGGGAGTGTATACGGCGCGGGGGCGGATACTGCCCCTGCGCGATAATCAAGGATGAGGAAAGCAGATGTATCTGCAAGGAGTTCAGAGAAGGTCAGGAAACTAACTGCCATTGCGGCGTATGGAGGAAACATGACGATAGGGCAGAGGATACGAATGTACCGAGAAAAGAAGGGCAAGTCGCGGGCTGCGATGGAGCGCGAAACCGGCATAAGCGCGGCGACCATTTATCACTATGAGATGGACGGCATGGAGCCGACCGCGAGCAGAATCATATGGTTGGCAGATTATTTTAACATAACGGCAGATGAATTGTTAAGGAGGGACTAATGACGAAACGCGAACAACGGGCATACATCAGGCGTTTGCTTGTTCGTTGGGGGAAAGCCAAGAGAAACGCGAAAGAAATAGATAAAAAAATAGCCAGCATCAAAGAGAGAATGGAAGCGGTAGCGGATATTCACCCACAGGTTTTATCGGGTATGCCGCACGGCAGCGACATTACCGACCCGACCGCCCGGAGCGCTATAAAGCTCATGGCGGCAAAGGAGCGGTATAATCTGCAAATGGCTGAAATGCTGGAAAAAATAAACGATGATATGTCATTCGTAGCGTTCATGGATGCCGCATTAGATGAATTCCCCGCGAACCAGAGAAGGGTAATTGAGCTTAAATATAACTTTTACGAACATTTCTATTCGCGGGATATGCCGTCTAATACCAGGGTAGGTGTGAAAATGGATAAATCCCCCAAAGCAATAGAACACCTTGAAGAACGTGCGATAGACAGAATGATGAAATACATAGACATACCGGAATAGGAGGAAACAATGAGAATAAGCGATTTACCATTCGGAAGCAACATCAAAATCCCCGAGCGCCGCGAGGGTGGAACCTACGAGCTGGCTGACTACACCCTCGGCTGCCTCAATAATTTTGACGTAGGCACCGCAGGGCTTATCCGCAAAGACATACACAGCCTGTGCCGGTTCGGCGACAGCACGGAGTACGCCGGATCAGACCTGGACAAACGCATGACGGAAATATACAACAGCTACCCCGACGAACTTAAAGAGCTGATTATTCCCAGCACGATCCCGTTATATAACGGCAGCGGCGCCGAGGATATAACCCGAAAAGTGTTTGCCCCCACATTGACCATGGTAGGCTACGGCGACAACCACGAAGTAGAAGAAGGCTTAACATGGCCTATATTCACGGGAAGAAATAGCCGCAAAAAGACCTTTAATAGCCGGGATACTTGCTGGTGGCTTTCCTCTCAGTACTTCTCTGACTACGCCTGGTACGTCTACACGGTCGGCTCCGCCTACTACTACTTCTTCCCGTCGTACTCGTTCGGTGTTGTCCCCGCTTTTATAATCCTCCAATCGGTACAGATTGACGACACACCGGATAATGACGGCAGTTACAGATTGACGGTGCTGAATTATGCTTAATTCAGGCTTTTACAACATGGACTGCATGGAGGGAATGAAACAATTCCCTGACAAGTTTTTCGACATCGCCATAGTAGACCCGCCGTATGGGCTGAATATAGCGCAAATGAATATGGGCGCAGGGAAATCTCACAGATGCCCTAAAATCCAAAATCGCCAATGGGAAAAGGCAGATTGGGATAAAGCACCCGATGATGAATATTTTACTGAGCTATCGCGAGTGAGCAACAAAAGAATAATATGGGGGGGTAACTACTTTAACCTACCACCCTGCAAGTGTTTTTTAATATGGGACAAGGGCGGCGGAATGTATGGCAGGAGCTTTGCGGAATGCGAGATGGCATGGAGCGACCTGAATGATAAAGCGCGGATATTCAAGTATAACCCCATTGACAAAGAGCGCTTTCACCCTACGCAGAAGCCGATAGCATTGTATACATGGATATTAAACCTTTACGCCAAAGAGGGATACAAGATACTCGATACCCATGTAGGCAGCGCGTCCAGCCTTATAGCCTGTTACCGTGCAGGGCTTGAATATTGGGGATTTGAAACGCACAAAGGATATTATCAAAAGGCTACTGAGCGGCTCGAAACCGAAAAGGCACAAATGAGGATGATGTTTTAAATACACGAAAGGAGTTACAATGAACGAACTACAGATATTCAATAACAACCAGTTTGGAGAGATGAGAACCATTACTGAAAACGGTACTACACTTTTCTGCGGTTCTGATGTAGCAAAAGCACTCGGATATGCAAGACCGAATGAAGCAATTACCGCCCATGCAAAGGGTACGGTAAAACGGCGTACCCCTACCAATGGTGGCGAACAGGAGATGCTTTTTATCACGGAAGGTGATGTATATCGCCTGATAACCCATAGCAAGCTGCCCACCGCTGAGAAGTTTGAACGCTGGGTGTTTGATGAAGTCCTGCCCTCTATCCGTAAACATGGTATGTACGCCACACCGACTACGATAGAACAGATGATAGCCGACCCCGCCAACGCTATAAAGGTGTTTTCAGCCCTTAAACAAGAGCAGGAGCGGCGGAAGGAGCTTGAAGCGACAGTAGAACACAACGCTCCTAAAGTGCTGTTTGCGGAGGCTGTGCAAGCCTCACACGATAGCTGCTTAGTGGGACAGCTTGCAAAGATGATACGCCAGAATGGGAAGCCCATAGGGGCTAATAGAATGTTCACATGGTTGAGGGATAACGGCTGGTTATGCAAGAAGGGCGAAAACTGGAATATGCCCACCCAAAAGGCTATGGAAGCCGGATATTTTGAGATAAAGGAAACGGTTATAGCCAACCCTGACGGAAGCACCAAGATAACACGCACCCCGAAGGTAACGGGGAAAGGGCAGATTTATTTCATTAATTGGTTTTTGAGGGGAGAAAATGAAAATAGCTGTATATGCCATAGCTAAAGACGAAGAAAAATTCGTTGACAGGTGGTATGAGACGGCAAAAGAGGCTGATTATGTCTGCGTTCTCGATACGGGGAGCGCAGACAAAACCGTTGATAAGCTGAAATCATACAACTGCATCGTAAAAACCAAAATCATACAGCCGTGGAGATTTGATGTAGCGCGAAATGAATCATTGAAAATCATACCGGAAGATGCGGACGTGTTGGTATGCCTCGACCTGGACGAAATCATACAGCCCGGCTGGGCGGAAATCATACGGAAAAACTTTCACGGGACGCGGGGAAGATATTTATATGTTTGGAGCCATGAATCATACGGCAGGGACGGAGTATCATTCAACGCCGATAAAATTCATACAAAATCATACTACTGGAAGAATCCCGTTCACGAAGTGCTGAAATCATACGGCGAAGAATTATACTGCGATTTGCCGTTGAGGGTTGACCATTGGCCCGATCAGAAGAAAAGCCGAAGCAATTATCTGCCGCTTCTGGAGCTGGCGGTTAAGGAGGAGCCGGAGAACGACCGAAACATGCATTACTTAGGCCGTGAATATATGTTCCATCGGGAATACAGTAAGGCCATTGAAACGCTGGAGAAACATCTTGCCCTTAGAAGCGCTGTGTGGCCGCCTGAGCGGGCCGCCAGTATGCGTTTTATTGCCCGGTGTAAAATCATACAGGGAAAACAATTAGAGGCCGAGGCGTGGCTACAGAGGGCTATAATCGAGGCTCCCGAATACCGTGAAGCATGGTTTGAAATGATGAAAATCATGTATCATGCTAAAAACTGGAAATCATGCATCTATTACGGCGAATCATGCGTAAACATACGGGAAAGGCCGTTATCATACATTTGCGAGCCTGACCCGTGGGGGCCGCTTCCGTTTGATATGCTGTCCATAGCCTATTATAACACAGGCCGCCTCAGAGAAGCCCTGGAAGCGGCGAATCATGCGTTGATGTACGGCCCCGATGATAGAATCATACAGAACGTGAAAATCATGCAATCATACATCGGGGAACCATCCTAAAGTCTCCCGAACGACCCCAAGCCGGAAATCATATATCCCCACGCCGTCGCACTCTCGGCGGTAGATACGGGCGGCGGCGCGAGCCTGGGCGAGGGTACTAAACTCCCGCCGCTCGTCGTGCCCGTCGCCCCTTGTCCATGTAATAACCTGATAACGCATCATGTGGTTACCTCAATTTTCTTCTTCGGGGCCTTATTAGGCCCCTATCCTCTCATAATTGCACTGGCGTTATATTGTTGTTTGTACCAATCCGCATAGCGCATTATATTCAATACTTCATCCTTAGTTAGTGGTGATGCAAATTTCTTGGACGATACAAAATCAAAACAATAATTACCTTGCTTACGATACCATATTTTCGTTCCATCATCTATTCCATACGGATTCAGCAAACAAACATACATATTGTACCTCCTTAAAATCATACGGCGGGGGGGGGGGTGGGTGGCCGC